CTGAAAGCCCTTTGTCGTCAGAAAGCCGAGCGTCAATATCAATTGCTCGCACGCATCCATTTGTGTCTGGGTTGTGATCGCTTTTTCGTGTGCTATGTCTAGCATCACCAATCCACCCATCAGATTTGCGCAAACGCTCTGGGAAGGAATCATCGATCTGCTCACGCAACTGCACAGCTGCTTTTGACAACCAAGGTTTCATTACAAACCTAGAGCGGTTAAGTCCTCAACAGTTAAACCAAGTGCTGCAAGTTTAGCCTGTGCTGCTGCTTTGGCTTCAACCTTGGCTTGCGCTTCGGCTGTTTTTGCTTCATCAGCAGAACGATCAAGTTCTTGTTGCTTTAATTCTTTAGCATTCAATTCACGCTCAACAACTTCGCCTGTTTCAACATTAACTATTCTTATCATTAGTTCACTCCATATACATAGACGGCTGAATCGCCAACAAAATTACCAGTTGAAACATTGCTACTGAAAAAGGTTAAACTTGTAATTGCACTTGCACTATTAAATGTGCCTCTGACCTGACTTTGAATATCGTCAGTTCCTCTATTTGAAAATGTTTGCGCTACTTTTAATTGTGTGGTATCTGCATATAACGGAATGCTCATTTCAAAGTTTGTAACTCCTTTATAACCAGTCCCATTATTGACTTCACCAACAAACCAATAGGAAGTGTTTGTCATGCTGTTATCACCATTAATAGCATTTGCAACTACCTGATAACGCATGTTGTAATAACTTGTGCTAGTTGTTCCATTAACCCTACACCATACGGCTGCGCCATAACTGTTAGTGGTTCTAATTCCCATACCAACAATATAAAGATGCTTATATGTGCCGGGAATGCTTGAGATAGTAAGAGTATCGACACCAGCTAATGAGGTATTACCTGAGTTAATTAAAGTCATACCGCCAGCAGCAGCAGGTGCAGCCCATTTGAGTCCGGTTGCTGTTGAAGAATCAGCGACTAGAATCGTGTCATTTGCTCCGACAGCTAATCTTGCAACTGTGTTATCGGCTGTTCCTGCAATCAAATCACCTTTTGCATCAACTGTGGATTTTGCTATTGCTGCTCCAGCGTTTGCAAAAACTGTTGTATCGATAGCAGTTCCAAGTGATCGAATGGCAGATGCGCCATCCTTAACCAACGCTGTATTATCTGGCGTTGTCCAGCCATAGTTTGTAGTAGTTGCCATTTTTCTCCTATTATCAGGCTACGATTGTAGCGTATTCCCATGTTAAAGTTGGATCTATTGTGTTCCATGCCTCAGTAATTGGCACAGTGCTCCAGCGCATAGCCACTTGACTAAACGCCACAGGCGACAAATTAACTGTCAGGAATAATTCATTGAATCTAGTGCTCCAACGCCATCCTTCGACATATCCTTCAAATTCTCCATTTGAAATTTGGGTGGGAAGGTTTTGGATATTCAAAGGCTGACCCATAAAAACACCTAAAAGGTTATCCCGATCGCTGTTGTCAATTTCTGAATTGGTTATTGGGAAGGTTATTGATTGAAAGGCTGGTAGTGGGAAGGCACGCTGAGCAATGTATCTATCTGCAACTTCCTGAGCATTACTTCCTGAATGAATAGCAGAGTTGATGCTTTGGGCTTTGTAGCCATAAAGGGCGATTGATTGTGCGTCTGATGCGGTTGCTTGTGAATTGAAATTGTTTCCATAATTAATATAAATGTCGTTTCGAATATCGCCAGATCGTGTGATGGTTGATAATCCTTGACCCAAGGCATGGCTGGCATCCAAATCAACATAACCATTGGCTGCCAAATAAGTCTGCCTGTGGTCTGCATCGGCATAACCAATATCTCCATTAGGGGCTTCATAAAGATAACCAAATGCGCTATCGGCAATAAGACTTGCTATGTTATAGACAGTATCAGGATCAGCGGATCTGCTTGACATTGTATATAGCCCTGGTTGATCTACTTCACCAAGACCCTGATTACCTGTTGTTGCCCATGTTTCGGTTGCGTCATAAGTTGCCCAAGTTGTAGCTGCTGGAACATCATTCCAAGATGCCAGCAATACACTAGATAGCAATTCATATATTTGGTTTCCATCCTCATCCTGCGAGAGGTTGCCATTGTAAATTTCTTTGGCAAGTTTAACTAGTGAACCCATTGCAAGAATTGTGTAATTAACAACAGTTGCTAATGAACCCGTTCTTTCAACCCCAACAGTCAGATCAGTAACATTGCCACCAAATAAAGTGACATAACTTCCAGAACTGTTTCTGACTTGCAAACTCAAACTGTCATTAATGTCAAATGGTAAAGTTTGTCCGGATAATGCGATTAATGATACCTGTAAATAAGATGGATTTGGCTGTTGGTAAATATCACTTCGACCTGCTTGGTGTGCAATATCGCTAATTGCAATATCTGTGTAATCAACACCAGCAACAGTTAATTTCCAGTCAGGTGTCCAAACTGTCATTATTGAAACACTATCGATCCTCCGCCACCGAATGTCGGTGTGGATCTTGATGAACTATCTACAAGCACTTTTTGCACAGCTCTAGCAGCACCCTCTGGATCTATTGCTTGAACTGAAATGTTATTAATTACAGTTGGTTGACTTTGAGAACTGCTGGTTGAAATAGTAGGCAATCCTCGTTCACCTGCTCGATAATCAAAACTTGATCCAGAACTGCCTATTCTATTTAATCCACCTATATCTGCTCCGGGTTTGACTAAATTAATTCCTCGAATAACAGTATTAATGGCATCAATAATAAAATTCAAGACTGGCGTTACTGCTCCAGCAATTGCGCCAAATGCGTTAATTATTGCTGATGCCGCTTTTGCTCCAAGATCAATCATTAATGTAAAAACTTTACCCAATATAGGTAAAATATAGTTTTGCAATAATTGAACAAATGCTTCAAAATTTTCTCTGTTATCCTCAATAGATTTTTTAACAACATCCCAAGCATCCTGAAACTTATTAACAATTGGAACACCATATTGAAATATATAACCAATCAATCTTTCAATTATTGGAAGTAATGCTGCGCCAACGGATTCTTTGGCTTCCTCAAAACCTTGCTTTAATCTGTCAATTCTGCCTTGGAAAGTTTCGGCATTTCTAGCTGCTGCACCACCATAAAGATCACTTAATGCTTTTTGTGTTTCATTAAAATCCATTGCCTTTAAATCGGCAGCTGATAAACCAATTCCCAATCTTGCCAGTCTTGTATCTTGTCCTTCATAGGCTTTTGCTAGGGCTTCCGTAACAGTAGTTAAATCTTTGCCTGTTCCCTTTGAAACATCTAACGCTAAATTTAATAATTTTTGAGATGAATTAACATCCTTTGTGGTAACAGATAATCTCTGAAATGCGTTTCTTAAATCATTATCAGCAACGCCAGTCGCCAACTGGGTTTTTGTAATATATTCCTCAGTAGCCTTAATTTGGGCATCAGTAGCCCCTGTGGCAGTCTTTAAGGCAGCAGCTAACCTTAACTGTGCTTGTTCATCCTCAATGGCTGATTTGACCCCATCAATGGCTAATTTGCCAGCATAAGCAACCGCAGCAGCAGCAGCCAAAGCAAATGCAGCAGCAACTTTCTTACCAAATTCTCCAACCTTTGACCCAAAGCCCTGAATCTCATTGTCTGCTTTTGCCAAACCTTTTTGAAGGTTATCAATATCTGCAACAATTGAAAGGGTTAATGCTCTACTACTATTGGCTGCCATCAGACCATTCCTTTACAATGTCAGAGATAATGCCTTCGAATTCTCTTATGATTTCTGGTTGTGATGCTCTAATTGTTGGATAAATAAACCAACCTCTTGATCCCGGCCCTTTAGGCATCGGCCCTGACCATCTCGGCATATTTGGAAATCTTTTGCTTCCAAATTCAAAACCACCACCGATTCCGGGTCTATTTCCCGGAGCATCATTTCTGGTGTTAAATTGTGTTGTTGCACCACCTGAAAATTTTTGATTTGCAAAACCAAATTTTAATTCACCTTGTAATGATGATTTTTTTACTTGTCCACCATCAGCAATTCTTTCTGCAACTTTACCTCTTGAACGAGCTGCTGATCTAATTGCAGTAAGTTGTTTGCCGACTAATTCTTGGATCTTTCTTTTCGCATCATCCTTGGCAGTATCATCCATTTTACGAAAAACTCTTGATATTTGATTTAACTCTCTTTTGGAAAAGAAAATCGAAGTTTCGGTGCTAACTGCCATTTCGCTTCTCCAATATCTCTATCGCTGTTAAAATGTCCTCCGCTTCAACCCATTCTCTCATTGGAATCTGTGTGGCAATTGCCAACTCAACCAATAATCTGCTTAGGCTTCCTGCTGGATGACTTTTGGGTCTGCATCACCGACTATTACATCGCTGACTGTTTCCATCCATATATCAAAACCTTTTACTGGCTTTCCTGCTGCTTCTCGCTTATGTGCGTTGTAAGCTAAAAACATTAGATCCCACATTCCAAGTTTTTCTTTTGCTTGGCTTATAGTGTTGCCAGTTGTCTTTTCCCACTTTGCCCACTCAGGTGGTTGGGCTACATAAGTGGCTTGCTCACCTGAGTTATATTCAATTGTAATTGGTAACTTCATTTGTTTGCTCCCGTTTGTTTATTGATTAAAAGGTTTCTGCTGGCACTCCGATAACTTGGAATGAAAGAGATACAGTTTGTGCATCTGGTGCAGTTCCACCAGCTGATGGCCACATTGGCAATACTTGGAAAGTAAATACTGCGCCGGATGTAGCTGTGAAAACTGTGTTGATTGCTGTGTCTGGTGCTGATTCGGCAACGCCCCATAGAATCTCACAAAGTGATCCAGTTGCGCCCCAATCGGCTAGCATCTCAACTTCAAAGGTGAAGTTATTATCAGTTACCTTAAAGACTTTTCCGTCTAGTGTCTGATAAGTCTGACGATCCATCTCGCCAGTAAGTGTTGCTGTTGTTGCTTGTGCATCGAAATTATTACCGCCAATAGTGAAGGTAATATCTCGACCGGTAATAACTGTCGTTGGCATTTTTCTCCTTAGATTGTTCTCTGGTAATAGGTGCTAACTCTAACATCTGAAATAAGCAAAGTTGCTGCTCCTACTTGTGTAACTGTTGGTCTTTCAACCGAACTGACAATATAACCTGCTGGAATTACTGCCAGAACACTTATTACTAACTGCTCGATGTTGTCGAGTGATGCAGGATTGCTATTGTAAGCAACTGCAACTGTAATGGTCATATTGACCTTCGCACGAATATTTGATTTGCTTATTGTTTCAAATTCTAAATATGGTGAATCAGGCACAACCACCACAGCTGGTGGAATTACTGTTTCAGGAACAAATGAATAAACATTACCTGCAACGCTTGATAATGCAGTTGCTAAAGGTGTCCTGACCTGCTCAAGAATTGTTTGATTAGGCATTTAGAGAGCCATGCTTTCGGTGTCCATATATGAACCTAACAAACCTACGCATTTATTGAAAAGTGATCGACCCAT